CTGATGCGGCTGACGATGTTGCCGATCTCGTCGAGCTTGAGCTTGATCTGCTCAAACTGCAGCGCATCGGTCGCGCTGTGCGTCCTCAGCTCGGCCCGCAGATCGTAAAAATCCGCGATCTCGATGCTGTTGTCATGGGCGTTGCCCGGGCGCGGCTCGATGGTGTTCATCGTCGCCCGCTCCCGACAATGCGGATCCCGCCGGGCCCAAAGCTCAGCGTCTTGGTCTCACCGGCGACATGCAAGCTGCACTCGCCGGTGGCCTCGTCGGCGGTGACGATCTCGCCGGGGACATCGGTGTAATTGTCGGTGCGCACGATCTTCCAGCGCCGCTTGTCTTCGCTGCTGTGCCAGGCTTCGAGCTTCATGGGCTTGTCTCTCGCGGAGTTCACGCCGGGCGGCGGCGCATGTTGGGGAGATCTCGGCGCAGCACGGTGCTCTTGTGGCCGACACGCAGGAGGACGGGGATCCCGCGGTTGACGATGCGCTCGAGCCAACGCTTGACGTCCTGGCGCTGCCACGCCCGGGGCCGCTTCGGATCGACGTGCACATGCAGCCGCGTGCTGGGTTTGAACTCGTCGATCGGGGCGAAAATCACGCCGCAGCGGTCGGGCCGCAGCTCGGGCGGCATCCGGTCCCAGGCTTCGCCATTCGGCCCTCGGCCGCTCTGGCTTGTCAGCCAGGTGCAGGCAAAGACGCGGCAGCTCTTGGGTCGGTTTGGGTAAATCTCACAGCCGCGGCCGATTAGGACGTGTGGGCAGCGCACCAGAAACGGCTTTGGCGGCTCGAGATCGACGACCTCGAGGCGATCGCAGCAGGCGTGACAGTTGCCGCAGTCCTCCATCACTCGCCGAGTGCGGCGCGCAGCTGTGCGGCGCGGTCGCGAATGGCCTTCTCGCGGTCGGCAAGCGCGGCCTCGCGTTGCAGCAGCTCGCGCTTCTGGCGATCGAGCTCGGCAACGGCGACCTCGTGCAGCCGCCCGATTTGGGCGACGTGCGTGGCCTCGTCCTCCTGCGCAGCGGTCGCCGCTTGCTGGCGGTCCTTGGCGATCTGCTCCAGCACCGCCTGGTGTTCGGCCACAATCTTGTCGCGCGCGCTCTGGCAAGCGTCGGCAGAGTCGCGCTCGGCTTGATCCTGCTGTCTGGCGCGTTCGACCAAGGCTGCGTCGCGCGCCTGGAGCACCCGGCGCTGATCGACAACGCTCGCCTCGCGGCGTGCCGTCTCGGCTTCGCGATCGGCAACGGCAGTGGCGGCCGCGGCGACCTCGGCGGCGGCCGCGGCGATCTCGGCTTTGCGCTGCTCCAACTGCCCGACGCGCGCTTGGTTCTCGGCTTCGGCCGTCTGTAGTGCGGCGCGCTGCTCGCTGATGCGCCGCTCCTCGGCCTGCAGTTCCTCGAGGCGCCCGACCAAGGTCAGATCGATGTTCTTTAACAGCTCGGCCAATACCCCGAGCCCGGCGACGACATCCGGCGGCGTCGTACCGCGCGATCCCAGCATCGTCGCTCTCCTACGTGTTCGCGATGACGGAGAGGCTGAGGCCGCCGCCGGCTTTCAGCCCAAAGAACCGCGTCTCGCTAGTCGCCATCCGGCGATTGAGGACCGTGGCGGTCGGGTTGACGCCGACGACATAGGAGCAGATCGCGTCGGTGTGGATCATCACGTAGCGCGTCTGGCTGTTGAAGACGGCACTCGGATGCGGCATGCCATCGGAGAAATCGATTGGCGTTTGGTCGGCCAGCGCCGGCTCTTCGGGCGCCAATACAGACTCGCCGCGCGCGTCGAACACGACGTTCGCGTACTCAGTGATGAAGAGCTTACTCATTGGGGCGGCCCCCTTTTGGGCAAAAAAAAACCCGCCAGCGGCGGGCTTCCGGGTGGTTGGGAGTTACGGGCTAGATGTTGATCGACACAAACGGGCGCAGGACTTTTTTCTTCGGCGCAACGGCGACCGCGCGTCTGTGACGGACCAGAGCCAAGGCTTCAAAGTCGGGGTCGTTTTCCGGTTCTTCGATCACCGCCATCCGTCGCGGCCAACGTGGCCCGAGCACCCACTTGTCCGGCTGGTCCTCCACGAGGACTTCGCGGCGGACACCGCTGACCCTGGCCTGTGGTACGTCCTCGACCAGGACCTCGCGGACGACACCGCTGATCCGGGCCTGCGGGGTGCTGGCCCGGATGACTTCGCGGACGACACCGCCGGCGATCAGCGAAGCGTTGCTGATCCGGATGACCTCGCGGACGAGCCCGCCGGCCCTAGCGCTCGTCGCCATGCTGCTGTCCTCTCAGGGTCGGTTCATCAGCCGGCCCATATTGGCGATGAAATACCTCTCGGTGATTTCGGGCGTCGGCGGTGGCGTTGGCGCTGCGACAAATCCAAACGGCCGGTGCGGCAACCAGTCGGCCTCGTCTTCGTCGTGGGCAAAGATCGGCGGCGGTCGCGTCAAGACGACGGCGGTTGGCGGCGGCGGCGTTGGCGGTACAAATGACCGCCGCTCGGCCTCGGGCAGATCCTCGAACAGAATGCCGTGTCGCCACGGCCGGTAGAGCGGGAGCGGCGGTGGTGCGATCGCCTGCGGCCGCGGTAGCGGCGACCATTCGGGCTCGGGTTCCTCGTAGCGCGCAACGTGGTGGTACGGCTTGATGTGCGGCACCGGCAGCGGCGCGATCGCCTGCGGTCGCCGCAGCGGCGACCATTCCGGTTCGGGTTCCTCGTAGCGCGCAACGTGGTGGTACGGCTTGATGTGCGGCACCGGCGCCGGGACGACGATAACGACGCGCTTGGTGAAGCCGGGGAAAAACTCCTCTTCAAACTGCGTGTGGCGATCGAGCTCGGCGAGGACGTGGTGTTTTTTCGCCTGGCCGGGTGGCACCGGCTTTGCGGGCCCGAAGCCAAAGACCAGGACCTCGCGCACCAATCCGTCGACATAGGCCCGGGTCGCGCCACTGCTGTTGGAGCCGTTGACCAGCGCCTCGCGGATGAGCCCGCCGGTCCTGACCTGGCTGGTCGTGTCCTGGACCAGGACCTCGCGGACCACACCGCTGATCCGGGCCTGCGGAGTGCTGGCCCGGATGATCTCGCGGACGACCCCGCCGGCCCGCAGCCCGCCGGTATTGAAGCGCAGGACCTCGCGGACGACACCGCCAGACCGCGCGCTCGTCGCCATGTCAGGACGCTACTTTGAAGCCCGAAGTCGCCGAATTGACCGCGGTGGCGCCCCACGCCGAGCTGGTGTTGGGATCGGTGTCGAAATTGGCGTCGATCCAGGCATAAGTCGTGCTCGGTGCCACGGTGTTGGTCGAGCTGTCGGTGCCGCTCGATTTGCACTGAAGGCTGACCGTGCGCGTGCCCGAGTCGGTCTTCCTGACGTAGCCTTTGACGACGACCGAATAGATCGTGGTCGGGTTTGGCGTGGTCAGCGCCGGGAACGAATAGAGGTCCTCGTTCCCCGACGTGCTCGAGGTGACATAGGAAACATCGCCGGGCGGCGGGTCGATGTTCTCCTCGTACCAGTTGACGCCGGTGCTGTTGAGGTTGCCCCAGATCACCCACGACGCCTGGTTGGCGGTCATCGCCGGGCTGCTCGGCGGCCCCGAGCCATAGGTGTTGGCTTTGGAGGAACCGCTGAGGGCGGCGTCGGATTCCTGCAGAACGACCGAGGTGTCGGTGATAAAGCCGATCCAATAGAGGGTGCTCGCCGATAGCGTCGGCGGGCTGGCGAAAGTGCTGCTCAGCGTCGTGCCGTTGGTGGTGCCGGTGACCTCCGCACCGGTCGCCAAGGTCGACCCGGTCGGCCCGCTGCTGTCGGCATAAACCACCGCCTTGAACTTGGCGCTGGCATTGGTGGCACCCGGTATGCAGGACACCGAGGCGAGGGTCGCACTCGGCCCGGTGGTATATTTGCGCAGAAACAGCTCGTTGGCACCGGGCGCATTTGTGGTGGAGACGCCTTGCGTCGCCTGCCCCAGCACCGCCGCGCCAAAGGAAAACTGCACCGAGCTGTCGGCGGTCGGGAATTGCGTCTCGATCTGCGGGCTGGTCAGCAGCACCGCATTGTTGGTCGCACCGCTGCTGTCAAACAAATAGAGGTCGTCGACGACAGCCGGCACCGAGCCGGTGCCGAACAGGACGAACTGGTTGGCTGTGCTGTTGCTCGTCGTCTTGGTGGCGCCGGTGCCGCTCATGATCGACACGCCGTCGAGGTAGATGTTGTAGGCGGCCGACGCGCCAAAGGTGATGTCCCATTCGAGATAATGGGTCGAATTGGCGCTGACCACCACGGTCGACGTCGCCGTCACGCTGGTGAGGCTGGCTCCGGTCCGCAGCGACAGCTGGCCGGTGGTGAGAATCTGGATGCCGCACTGGAAACTGCCGCTATCGGCAAACCCCACGCCGCAAGCCCCAATCAGCGACGACTGGATGCGGATGCCGCCGATCAGCCGCGAGTAGTTCGTGGCCAGCGTCTTCAACACATTGAGGCCTTGAGACGAAGAGACGAACTGGAGCGCGTAGCCGATCGCGCTGAGCCCCGCCACGATCGCGGTGGTGCTGATGAGACTGGTCGTGCTGGTCCACTCACCCGCGGTCAGCGCCGCGGTCACATTGGCGAGGACGTTCTGGTTGGTGGCGTTGCCGTATTTGTCAAACCCGTCGCAGAACAGTAAAGCCATCGCGCCGGCTCCTATGAGGCGATCTTGACGCCGCTGGTGGCGCTGTTGAGCCCGCTCGCGGTCCACGCCGAGCCGGTATTCGGGTCGGTGTCAAAAAACGACTCGAGCCAGCCATAGGTCGTGCCGGGAGCCTGCCCGCTATTGCTGCCGGCGCTGTCGGTGCCGCTCGATTTGCACTGCAGATTGACGGTGCGCGCGCCGGTGTCGGATTTCTTGATGTTGCCCTTGACCGCCACCGTGTAGATGTTGAGCGGCGTCGTCGACAATGCCGGGAACGAGTACAAATCCTCGTACCCCGAGCTCGACGCGAAGACATAGCTGATGTCGCCGGGCGGCGGGTTGACCGAGACCTCGTAATAGTCGACCGCAACCCCGGTCAGGTTGCCGTAGATCAGGAAAGACGCCTGCCCGCCGGTGGTCGACCCGGCCGGGTTGGGCGGACCCGAGGCATAGGTGTTGGACTTTGACCGCCCGGTAGCATTGGTGTCCGACTCCTGGAAGGTGATGCTGGTGTCGGTGATAAAGCCGAGCCAATAGGCCGTGCTCGCGGTCAATGTCTGACCCGATGAGAACGGGCTCGTCAGCGTGCTGCCCGCTATCGTGCCGGTGGCTTGGGTTCCGGTGGCGAGCAACGATCCGGGCACGCCGGCGCTGTCGGCGTAGAGCACCCCTTTGAAATTGGCGGCGCCATTGGTCGTGTTCGGGACGCACGCCACCGAATTGAGGACACAGGCGACCGTCGGCGTGTAGGTACGCAGGATTAGTTGGTTGGCGCCCGGGCTGGCCGTGCTGACCGTCGTCTGCTCGGCCGAGCCCAGAATGGCCGCGCCAAAGGAAAACTGCACCGAGCTGTCGGCGGTCGGGAATTGCGTCTCGATCCGCGGGTTGGTGTTGAGCACCGCGTTGTTGGTGCCGCCGGTTGAGTCGAACAGATAGAAATCGTCGAAAATGATCGTCTGGCTTTGCCCGAAGAACTGGAACTGGTTGACATTGCTGACACCGTTGGCGGTGTTGCCGGTGCCGCTAAAGATCGACACGCCGTCGAGCCACACCTGGTAGGAGGACGACGCGCCAAAGGTGATGTCCCATTCGAGGTAGTGCGTCGCGTTGGCGCTGACGGTCGATGATGACGTCGAGAGCGCCGTCCCGCCGTTATTCCCGGTCCGCAAGCTGATCGTGCCGGCGGTGTTGATCGTGATCGTGCAGGCCGACGTGCCATTGCTGGCAAAGCCAAAGCCGCTATTTTGGCCGACCAGATTGGCGTTGAACCGGATCCCGCCGATCAGCCGGGTCCAGGTCGAACTGAACGTCTTGATCAGATCTGCGGCGGAGCTGGCCCCGTAGACGATTTGCATCGCCGAACCGGTGGAGCTGAGCCCGGCGACAATGGTCGGGGAGCCCGCGGCTTGGCTGGTCCATTCGCCTTCGAGCAGCAGCGTGCCGACATTGCCGGTTACGGCGTTGAGCGCCCCGTACTTGTCGAAGCCGTCGATGAAGACCACAGCCATCGTCGCGCCCCACCGGCTAGAAGAGTTCGCGAATCTTCATGCTGCCGGAGGCAGTGCGCGCCCCCGCCGGCGCCCCATCCAGCGAGAAGATCAGCGCCTCGGAGAGCTTGCAGCTTGGCCGCGCGCGCTCCGGAAAGATCCACTGGTAGCCGTTGACCTGGTTCCACACATCGACATGCGGATAGGTTGTCGCCCCGCCCGTCGCCTGGCTGGTGTCGTTGATCCGCGCGGTAAACGTCGCCGCCGCATCGGTGTCGGTGTCGAGGGTCGGCGTAAACGCGCTGCCGCCCGAGCCGGCGCTCACCGCCGCCGTCAATCGCTTGATCGAGATCGCACACTCCTCGACCGCGGTCTGCGTGACCTGGCCCAAGGTGATCGAGACCACCTCGATGCCCATGCTGGCGCCGGCATAAGCGGCGCAGAGATCCTGCACCGCCGAAATGCTGACGGCGCGGAAATTGATCGTGTAAGTACGCCCTGCAGACATTGGAATGCGCTCCTTAGCTCAGTGCGAGCGTCACGGCTGCACCGTGCCGCCAGTGGCGCTTCTCCGGATCCCAGCCGGCGAGCGCTTGCCATTGCTCGACCTCGTCCCAGGTCCTGACCGGCCATTCGACGCGCCGGCCATCGGCGTCGACCAGCAGCACCACGACGTCGGGCGGCTCGTCGGGCTCGGCGGAGAGATGCTGCGGCACCGGCTTGCCGGCATTGAAGCGGGCGAAATTCGACAGCTCGACGTTGTTGCGATGACGCTGCAACGCGTTGACCGTGGCCCGGTCGCCCTCGCCGTGGACGAGCAGAACGGTCATGACCTTTTCAATAGTCACGGAAAGAACTCCTTAAACAGAAATCAGGGGGCTCAGCGGGTCGCGTAAATCGTCCCAAAGGCGCCGGCAATGTGCGTATTGACCCCGGCCGGCGCGTAGAGTCGCAGCCGGTCGCCGGCCGGCAATGTGAAGCCTGACGCCACGGTGTAGCTGCCGGTCGTCATGCCGGAGGTCGTCGCGGTGCCGGCATGGATCGTCTGGAATGTCAAGGTGACGTCCGCGGTCGGGGCGATCTCGCAACCGGGCGTCTGGCTACCGGCAAAGTTGACGGCAAAGGTCAGCGCCACCGGTGCCTGGATGTCAAAGATCTCGTAATTGCTGTCCCACGGGTCAATCGGCAGATCGGTGAACGCGCCGCCGACCGAGAACGACTGATACCAGGCGTTGTTGTTGACCACGCCGACCCCGGTCAGCGTATAGGGGACGGCGATCGCATCGCCAAGCGCCTGCGCACCGCCGCCAAAGGTATTGAACGCCGGGAATTTGAAGTAGATCGTGTCGCCGACCAGATTTTCCGGGAAGTCAAACGCAAATGTCGAGGCGAGGATGCGCCCGAATTGGGTGCCGGCATCGTGCGCGCCGATCGTCGTGCCATAGCAGCCGCGGCGGATATAGGTGTCGAGATCGTAGTGAGACGCGCTGGTCAATGTCGCGTCGCTGTAGGCGATCAGCTCGCCATCACAATAGCACAGGGTCAAAAACGCATCGGCGTCGCCCATCGTGCCGGCGATCAGCTGCGCCTGGCTGATCGTCAGATCGACCGACAAGGTATCGGTCGTGTCGGGGTCGGAGCCGCTCGCAAACGACGAGCTCAGCACCCCTTGGATGCCACCGGTGAGGATCGTCCCGATCGGCGTATAGGTCGTGTTGTCGATGCTGACCCAGACCGAGCAGCCGCCCCAATTGCTGTTCTGGCCGGTGGCGATGATCCACACCTTCAGCACGCCGCCCGAGAGCTTGCCGGGCGGCTCGAAAATGATCGGCCGGTTGGTATAACCGGGGCTGACGCTCAATTGCGGTGCGATGCCGGTGCCGGTCGTCGTGGTCTGCCTGGCGTAGAGAAACGCGGTCGCCACACCGGTTGGCGAGATCGGGGCCAGCGCCATCACTCACTGCCCGCAGTCATGCGCATTGATCGGTCTCGCGGGCAATGCCATCCTGGCGCCCCCCTCAACTAAAGTGAATCGAGTCGACCAGCGCCATCCACAATGGCCACAAGTACCACTGACCCGATTGCGGGAACATAAAGCCGGAGCTCTGATTGACCTGCTGCGGCGCGAATCTGCCGCCGCCGCCGTAACTGATCTCGCTTCGAAAGCCGCCCGCGAAGGTGCCGTCGCCCATATAGGTCGAGCCCGGTCCCGGCAAGCCGCAAGTACCGTAGTCTATACCGGTGATCAGAAAAGGGTCGCCAACGCCACTGCTGCAGGGAAGGGGGAAGGTAGGGGGCACCTCTTGGTACAAAAACCCGTCGCGATAGCCGGTGGGATATTCACAATTCGCGACATTGAAGACCGAGACCGCCCAACGCAGCACCATGTCGCCTGGGGCATCGGTATATTCATGCTCGACGACGATTTGCGTACCGTCGAAGCTCCAATTGGCGTTGTAGATCGTCGCGTTCTGGCCCCACGGGTTCATGACACCCGCTGCGCTAAAGCCCGTCACCGCAATCGTCCAGATCTGAACGTTACTGACCCAGCTGCTCAGCACCACTTGCACTAGGTCCTCGACCGGGTCGCCGAACACCCCATCGGGCGCTGGTGCCCACCACAATTCCTGCTTGAATATACCGGGATACAATTCGCCAGGATCGCCACCGATAACTTGTTTGATCGGCGCATACATCGTCTGAACGCCGCG